ATTAGTGGTTCAAAACCCAGATGCTCATGCTAAAGTACAAAACGTAGGTGCTTAGTAAGTAGTTATGATACAATAGAGGGTGTTAATTCGCCCTCTTTGTATTTTTATATATGCCAATATTATTTGATCACAATAGCGTAACAGGTGTAACTCAATACTTTGATTACGACCCAGCTAAAGATACATACTACCTAACTTCTACACAAGATATAAGTGGAATGTTAGACAAGATTAAACAAGCAAGAGATAACCCAGATACATGGGATAAAGGCGTTAAACAAGAATGGGCGCACTTTGCTAGTATTCCACCAGTAGTGGAAATGCAGCTAAAACAAAAAGGGATAGATATATATAACCCTAACCAAACAAAAGAGTTGATGAAAGAAATAAACGAAAACTATCCATACTTGAAGTTGACTACTAAACGTGGATAAAGACGAATTAAAGAATATACAATTAGCTATACATGACCTTATAACTAAGGAAGCGTATGACGAAGCATTACCTCTAATCTACACAGTATTAGAGACATATCCTAATGATGCAGCTACACTAAACTTCTTAGGTTATATTTGGCTACAAGGTGATAAGCCAGCATTTGCTTACCAATTCTTCCGTAGAGCATTACAAGAACAACCAGGTAACAAAGCATTATGGACATCTCTAGGTCGTGCAGCTCACGAAATGGATATGCCAGAGGAAGCTATACAATACTTCCTAAAGTCAGCAGAATTAGACCCTAGTTATCATTTAGCTTATTCTAATGCAGCAGCAACGCTAGTACAGATGTCTAAATGGGATGATGCAGAGAAGTCATGTAATATGGCTTTAGAATGCAATCCTACAGATTTACACGCACAATTAAACCTAGCACATAGTTATCTAGCCAAAGGTGAATATGATAAAGGCTGGAAAGAATGGGGTAAGTCTTTAGGTGGTAAGTTTCGTAAAGAATGGGTATATGGTAACGAAGTAAGATGGGATGGAACACCAGATAAAACATTAGTTATCTATGGCGAACAAGGTTTAGGTGATGAGATATTTTATGGCTCATGTATTCCTGACGCTATTAAAGCTAGTAAGAAAGTTTATATAGACTGTGACCCTAAACTAGAAACATTATTTAGACGTAGCTTTCCTGAAGCAGAAGTACATGGTACTCGTAAAGAAGCTCATCCTGAATGGATAGCAGATAAAGAATTTGATTACAGATGTGGTGTAGGTGGATTACCAGAGTTCTTTAGACATAACAATAAAGACTTTCCTGGTACACCTTATCTAAAAGCTGATCCTGAAAAACGTATTATGTGGAGAGCTTTGTTTGACTCTTATAAAAAGAAAGTCATAGGCATCACTACAAAAGGTGGCATTAAACTCACTAATGCTAAAGGTCGTAAACTCACAGAAGATGATTTACAGCCATTATTAAGACGCAAAGATATACAATTAGTAAGCCTAGATTATAGCGTAGAACGCAAAATTGATGGCGTAAAATACTTTGAATTTGCAACAGACGCAAAAGATTATGATGACACAGCAGCTATGATTGCTGAACTAGATATGGTTCTAGGTGTCAATACTACAGCTCAACATTGTGCTAGTGCTATGGGTGTTAAAACATGGTGTCTAGTACCTAAATATCACCAATGGCGTTATGCTCAACCTAGTATGCCATGGTATCGCCACATGAGACTAATTTATCAAGATAACAGAACATGGCGAGAAGTCATTGAAAGTGTAGCCACCCAAATATAATGGGTATGGGTGATTGGATCATGGCTTCAGCAGAAGTAAAAGAAGCAAACCAAAGCACAGGTAAGAAAGTAAAACTTGGCAATGGTTACCAAATGTTTATTGATCCACATATCTTTGCTAACAATCCTAGATTAGCTACTAAAGATGATACAGACGTAGTATGGGTAGCAAACTATCCTGGTAAAAGACCTTATCTAAAAGGTTCAGATGGTAAACATCTTATCTTTAATGACGAATATAAACCTAAAGTAGGTGAGATATTCTTTAGTCACGAAGAAAAGAAGTGGATAGATAGTTTTGATAAAGGTGACTACATTGTAGTAGAGCCTAATGTTAAAAAGACATATCTACATACAGTTAATAAGTCATGGGATAAATGGGAAGCATTACTTAAACATGATTTACCATGGCTACAATTAGGTGATATATCTACACCTAAATACACAAGGTGGCAAGAAACACCTACCTTTAGAAACGCATTACAAGTATTAAGCAAAGCAAAGTTATTTGTAGGAACAGACGGTGGTTTACATCATGCAGCAGCAGCTTTAGGCATACCATCTGTAGTTATTTGGACAGGATTTACTTCACCGAGGCATTTAGGATATGACACCCATAGAAATATACATGACGGTTCAGATCCATGTGGGACTTTTCATAGCGTATGTAGCCATTGCCTTCTAAAAGCGAAAAACATATCTGTAGAACAGGTTTTAGATGCAGTTAATACTGAGTGGTATAGAACGCAGAGATAACGTCTTAAAACGCTTACAAACGCATTGTAAGGGTATTTTAACAAGAGATTGGGATGGTAAGTCTATTCCTGTAGTTGTTGGCAATTTACATGGTGCTGATAACATACAAATGGAGTGTATGAGACAAAATATACCATATATTCTCATAGATCATGGTTATTTTCACAGAGCTTCAGACTTATCTTGGGCTAGATTCTGTGTAAATAACTACCATTGCACAGATTGGCGTGAGTCTGATAGAGAAACACCTAAAGTTCACGAGTATCGTAGTGGTGAAAACGTAGTTGTGTTACCACCACCAGAAAAGATAGCCTATATTTACCAAACTTCTAATTGGTTAGACAGAACAATAGAAGAAATTAGAAAATATACAGAGAGAAAAATTGTCATTAAGCGTAAAGGCGAAGGTGACTTTAAGAAAACATTAGAAAAAGCTCATGTCATTGTGAGTTTTGGTAGTGTAGCAGACGTAGAAGCTCTTATTCGTGGTGTTCCTGTCATAGGTTCACCATATAGCCCTGCAAACCCTGTATCCAATAACATTAAAGACATAGAAAACTTAACACATTTTGATAGAACAGCATGGTTAAGCTCATTAGCTGCAAGTGAATGGCATAAAGATGAGATGGACAAGTGCTGGGATAGACTAAAAGGACAATTAGATGGCATTTACTAACTATAGTGCGTTTGTAACTACAGTAGAAAACTACTTAGCACGAACAGACTTATCATCACAGATACCTGACTTCATTCAGATGGCTCAATTCAGAATGACTCGTGATTTAAGAACAGAAAGAATGTTAAAGGTTGCTACTGCTGATACAACAGATAGCACAGTAGGCTTTCCTACAGACTTTTTAGAAGTCAGAGAAATACACATGTTAGGTAACCCACCTGTGTTACTAGAGTTTCAGTCACCTGACTTATTCTTTAGAGATGGTCAAACAACATTATCAGGCAGACCTCACTATTTTACAATGTTAGGTACAGAATTTAAGTTTGCACCAGGTCCTGATACAAGCTACACAGTTCAAATTTTATATTATGCTCAACCTACATTTATCTCTAGCACAACAGCTAGTAATTTGTTCTTAGCATATTATCCAGATGCTCTACTTTACGCAACTCTAGCAGAGGCAGAACCATATCTTATGAACGACCAAAGAATTGCTACATGGTCTGCTTTATACGATAGAGCAATTGCTAATATTAAGAAGAGTGATTTAGGTGCAACATATCCATACACAACATTAAGCGTAACACCAAGATAATATGGAATATAAACTTTGTGCTAGTTGCAAAGTAGAAAAGCCTACAAGTAATTTTAGGTGGGCAAGGACTCGTTTTGAGTCATGGTGTAAAGAATGTAAAAGTAAGAACAAGAAAGCATGGTATCAAAAGAATAGAGATACTGAAATAGCAAAGGCAAAAGAATACCATAAGCAAACATACGCAGATAAACGTGAGCATAAAATACAATACGCTAAAGAATGGGTAAAAAATAACCCAGATAAGTATAAAGTAAACGCTAAGAAATGTTATGAAAAAACTAAACTAAAAAGGTTTGCATATCAAGCATTAGCAAGAGCTAAAAGAAGAAATGCAGTACCTACATGGTTTAACACCATTAAAGAAGATGTGCAAAAGATATACATAGAAGCTAGAACTAAAACATTGGAAACAGGGATACCACATGAGGTTGACCATATTATTCCATTAGTAAGTGAATATGTATGTGGATTACACGTTCCTAATAACTTACGTGTCGTAACTAGATACGAAAACAGAAGTAAACAAAATAAATTACAAGGAGTATTTTAAATGGCTGAAATTTCGAACTACCTCGAAAATGCAATCATAAACGCTACATTACGCAACACAACATATACATCAGTCGCAACAGTATATGTATCACTATGGACTTCAGACCCTACAGACGCAGGTAGTGGTACAGAAGTATCCGGTGGTTCATACGCTAGAACAGCAGTTACATTTGCAGCACCATCTAACGGTGTAACAACAAACAATGCTGACGTTACATTCCCAACAGCAACAGCTTCATGGGGAACAGTAGGTTGGATTGGTATTAATGATGCAGCAACATCAGGAAATCTTTTATACCATACAGCTTTGGATACAGCTAAAGCTATTGACTCTGGCGATATTTTTAAGATTTCAACAGGTAACCTTTCAGTTACATTAGCGTAAGGATAAATCATGGCTCTAGTCGTTAAAGATAGGGTAAGAGAAACCACTACGACCACAGGCACAGGCACAGTTACACTAGGTGGTGCTGCTACAGGCTT